GAAAAACAATATGCTAAACCAAAAGAACAAAAAATAAATTCAAATCAATTCCCAGGAATACAGCCAAACACAGAGTTTGAAAATTCAGTAGATTTATCACAAGACGAGAATGAATGTCCATTTTAACATGAAAATAATAGTAGGAACAAAATTTAAAAGCAAAAAAACAGAAGAGGAATACATCGTTGTAAAACGAGAAATTTCCCCCATTGGGGTTAAAATAGATTTTATGGATAAAAACAAGAAATTGTTTAAAAATGCTGACGAAGATTCTGTTTTAAAAAAATTAGAAACCGGGGATTTATATGATTTAACATTAATTGAACCGTGGAAAAATAAATTAGAATATCATTTTTTTGGAGAAACAAGGTCAATTTTAATGAAATTTTTTGAATAATATTGTATGAATTAAAAAAAGTTGTAATTTTGATAAACAATCAGATAAAACAAAAAACTTAAAAACATAAAATAAAAAATGGCAACATTACTTCAAGGCACAGATTTAGCAACGGGAACTACAATTAATATTCCTGCATCAGATATTATTTCAGTAGAACAAAAAAACGGTTCTTCTGATTCTATCGTAGTTTTTGTATCAAACAAAAGCATTAATAGTCAAGTAATTTTAGAAAACAAAAATATAGACGCTTGTTCTTTTCAAGGTGGCGCTATAGATGCTATCGTGCCTGTTGTACCAAGCACAGTTGAAACAGTTGTAACTGGAACAGCAACCGCTGGAGCGGCCACAACCATTACTTTAACTGGCACTTCTGCAACTAACGATGCTTATAAAGATATGTATGTTTACGTTACCGATGGAACTGGTTTAGGTCAAGTGCGTAAAATTACAGGTTACGTAGGTTCAACAAAAGTTGCAACAGTAGAAAACAATTGGACAGTTAACCCAGATAACACTTCAGTATATATTGTTGCGGAAACCGGTAATTTAATAAACGCAACCAAAATCGGTTTATTTGATGTGAACGGAAAAGTATTTTTATACAATGATAACGGCTCTGCAAAAAAACAAATTTATTTAAACGCTGATCAAAGTGCTTCTTCTTTTGTTACTTATATCAACACAGCAATTGATGAAGCGGCTGCAACATATGTTACTTTATCAACAACACAAACTGTATCTGGAGCTAAAACGTTTAGTGGTGGCGCTACCGCAACAACTTTAACAGCAACAACTTCTGCTACTACTAAGCTATTAGTATCAAGTGGAACTCAAACTTTAACAGGTGCTGGAGCAGTTGATATTCTTAACGCAAACACTTTATTGGTGACAACTGGAGCTAATGCTTTAACTTTAGCTAATGGCGCAGAAGGTCAAGATAAAATGATTAGAATGAAAACAGATGGTGGTGATGGAACTTTAACTCCTACAAGCCTTCAAGGTGGAACAACCATTACATTTAATGATGCTGGTGATTTTGTTTACTTACGCTTTTTAGATGGCAAATGGAATATTTTAGCTAATTCAGGTTGTACTGTAGCTTAAAAACAAGTTTAAACATATAAACAGTTTACCCTCGCATTATTGCGGGGGTTTTTTTATATTTGTAATATTCTAAATCTAAATCAAAATGAATAAGCCTGCATCTAAATTAAAAGACAAGGCGTGGGAAGAATACACATCCTACCTTGAATCTGAACTAAAAAAAGTTAAACAATCTCCATATTATAAGACTTATAAAACAATTTTAAACCAAGTAGACAATTGGAATGAACAATTAACTATTACCGGTGAAGAAGAAAGTTATATAGTAGCTTACGACAAAGAAGGAAGTCCAATATACGCTAAAAGGCAAAAGGGGGCTATTGATATTTTTGGAAGCAAGGATGATAAGGAGTTTGATAGGGCTATGAAATTTTTTTTGGAAGTAAATTCATTATTAGAACATTTAGATAAAATGCGCTCTAAACTTACACCGGAAGATAAACAAGCCTTAGAAAGAGAAGAGCAATTAAATCATACAGGTACTTTAGAAAGATTTTTAACAAAAGTTAAAACTTCATAATATGCTTGAAAATCTATACGAAGAAATATCATTTAATATTCCTGAACCTCCAAAAAAAGAAAATATACACGGTTGTTTATTAGACAAAAAAGAACAAAAATGGAGAAGAAACGTATTGCCTAATGATTTTGATGAATGGACAGAAGAAAATAAAGAACAATTTATACTTACAGAATTTGAAAGAAGAACTAAGGGCTATTGGTTTTATAACAATGGCGTACCTACTTATATTACTGGCCACCATTATTTCTATCTTAATTGGTGTCAATTTGGTTTTGGCTATCCTGACTATCGTGACGTAGACAGACGTTCTTTTTATTTTTGGCAAGTATGCGAAGAAGATGAAGAGTGTTTAGGGGAAATACAATTAAAATTTCGTAGACGAGGTGCAACATCACAAGCAGAAGCTATTATTTTAAACACGGCCACAATGACTTTTAATGCTTGGTGCGGGATAGTTTCCAAAACCGGTAAGGATGCTCAAGACGTATTTAGTGAAATAGTAGATTTGTATAGAAATTTACCCGAATTTTTTCAACCAGTTATATCGGATAATGATAGACCAAAAGTTGAAATGTATTTTGCGGCACCAGCAAAATCTGCTAAAAAAGGAAAGGTTAAGCGAGGTATAGAATTAAATACAAGAATAAATTGGCGTAATTCAGTAGAAAACGCATACGATGGGAGAAAGTTAAAAATAGCTTTATTTGATGAACAAGGTAAGGCCGAAACTATGAACGCAGAACGTTTTTTTGATATACACAAACCTTGTTTTATGCAAGGTAGAAACATAATCGGAAAAGCCATGATGCCTTCAACCGTAAACGAAATGAGCAAAGGGGGGGGTGCTTTTAAAAAAACTTGGGAATCATCAGATTATTCTAAAAGAACGGAAAACGCAAGAACCATATCAGGTCTTTACAGATATTTTGTACCCGCCTTTGATGGATACGAAGGATATATAGACCAGTACGGAATGTCGGTTATAGAAGATCCTGAAAAACCCCTTATTGGAATAGATGGTAAAACAATAAAAGAGGGGGCTAAATCTTACTTAGAAAAAGAAAGAAAAGCGCGGGAAAAAGACCGAAACAAATTGGCAGAATTTAAACGCCAGTTTCCGTTTAGCGCAGAAGAAGCGTTAAGAACAGAAGGTCAAGACAATATGTATGACCTTGAAAAAATATACGAGCAAATTGACCACAATAATTTACATGGAACAAAATACAGAACAGGTAATTTTATATGGAAAAACGGGCAAAGAGATTCGGCAGTAGAGTTTCAAGAAGATGAAAGAGGTAAATGGAACATATCTTGGATGCCGGAATTATCGCAACGAAATAATAAAAAATTTAAAAACGGGAAACATTCTCCAGGAAATGAACATCAAGGCCTTTTTGGTTGTGACCCTTTTGACAATAAGTTTACAGCAAGTAATAAAAAATCTAATGGAGCTTCGTATGGTTATTTAAAATACGATGCAATGATACCAATGTCAGAGTTTTTTGTATGCGAATATGTAAATAGACCTCACGACCCCAATGTTTTTTATGAAGATATGCTAATGCAATGTGTTTTTTATGGTTGGGAAATGCTTGTAGAAAATAATAAATATGGTATAATAAATTATTTTGATAATAGGGGTTATACTAATTACTTAATGGAAAGACCAAATTTTACTCATACAGAATATTCAGAGCAAACAAAATCCAAAAACGCTAAAGGTATTCCAATGACCGGTGAATCCGCACGAGGAAGTTTAATGGAAAGCACACAAGCTTATATCTATAATAAAATAGGATATAACGATGATGGAAACATAGGAGTATGTCATTTTAATAAATTATTAGAGTGTTGGGCAAAGTTTGAACCTGATAATTGGACAGATTATGATGAAGCGGTTGCCGCTGGATTAGCTTTAATTGGGTCAAAAAAATATTCTCCTAAAAAAGAAATAAAAAAAATTAATATCTTTGATATGTTTCCGAAATATGATAATCGGGGCAACATTTCCAAAAAGATAAACAGCGGTAATGCAAGCACAGACTAATATAACAACATTTCCAACCCAACAGGTATCCACCGAGGTTAAAAAAAGTAGGGAATATGGCCTACAATACGCAAGAGCTATATACGCAAGAATAGCGGATAATTATTTTAGTAATTACGACAATAAGAGGCGTTTACGTATTAATCGTAAATACGCTGAAGGCCTGCAGTCAGTTCAAAAATACAAGTCTTTACTTGATATGGATGGTGAAACTTCGTATGCTAATATTGACTGGACACCACCTCCAATAATACCTAAGTTTGTTGATATATTAGTAGACAAGTTTTTACAACAAGATTATGATTTAATTTGCAATCCGCTTGATCCGGTAAGTAAAAACAAAACTTCTGAATTAATTGCAGGAATTAGAGCAGCACAAATTATAAAACCTGTATTAGATGATTTAGAAAAAGTTGGAATTGAAAATCCCCTTGCTGAAACCACGGTACCGGAAACAGACCAAGAAACAGATTTATGGCTTCAAATGACTGGGAAAATAGCAGAAGCTATAGCAATTGAAGTTGGTATAAAGGTTGTAATGACAGCAAATGAATGGAAAAATATTTGCAGACAAGTAATTAGGGATTTAGTAGTTTGTAAGGTTGCGGGGGTAAGACCATATTATGATGAAAACAATGCTATTAAATTAAGAGCAATAGACCCAGTAAGACTTGTTACATCTTGGACAGATAAACCAGATTTTTCAAATATTCAATATTTTGGAGAAATAATACAAATGAGTATATCTCAATTAAGAGATGCGTCAAATGGAGAATTAAGTGAAGAGGAATTGTTTGAAATAGCTAAATTAAATTCTAATAAACAAGGAAACCCAGCGTGGAGATGGGGTAATGCGTATTACCCTCAAAACAATATGCTATATAGGCCTTATGATAATTATTTAATTGAAGTTTTAGACTTTAGTTACACCACTATTGATGCTAAAAAATACAGTAAAAAAACAAATAACAAAGGCGGGTATTACATTAAAGAAAGGTCATTAGACTACATGGCTCCAGAAGGCCCCAATTCTAAAACCACCGTATACGAAAAAACAACTCAAAACAATTATGGCGGAATGTTTGTAATTGGTACTAAATATATATTTAATTATGGTTTAGAACGCAACATGATACGTGATAGAAAAGTTAATAACTTATCTCCAAACGTATACATGAAAGCGATAATATTTGCTCCAGATATTTACGACATGGAGAATAAATCTCTTGTCGAAAGAATGATACCTTTTGCCGACCAAATTGCTATATGTCATTTTAAAATACAACAATTAATAGGGAAAGCAATACCTCCGGGGGTAAAAATCGACCAAAGAGCTTTAGAATCATTAGCGGTTGGTATGGGTGAGGGTAATATAAAGCCTAAAGAAATGGTTGAAATGTATACTCAAACAGGTAATTTTATATTTCGATCAAAAGATGCTGAAGGTGAAATTATTAACAGTTCTGCAATAGAACCACTTGTTAATGGAGTAAGCCCCGAAATTGGAAGATTGACAGATATTATCGAGTATAATATTAATATGATTCGTAGTGTTACGGGCCTTAATGAAGCGGCGGATTCTTCTACACCAGATAGAGATGCTCTTATAGGTATTCAAAAAATGGCGCTTGCAGCAAGTAACGCAGCAGTAAGACACATAAAAGATGCTTACGAAAATATAGCGGTGCGCACCGGTAAACTTGTTTCTTTAATGATACAAGACTTGTTTCAAGAAGGATATGGTAGAGAAATATTTGAATCAGCTCTTGGTAAACAAGCTGTAGCATATTTAGAGGCTTGTAAAAATTTTACAATGATGGATAGCGGTATTGAAATTCAATACAAACCAACATTGGAAGAAAAACAAGAGTTATCAATGTTTATTGAAAGAGAATTGCAAACTCAATCTATAAGACTTGAGGATGCAATTATGGTTAAGGAATTTGATAACCTTAAACTTGCAGTACAATATTTGATATATAGAAAGAAAAAATATCAAGAAGAAAAAATGCAAGAAAGCGCAATGCTTCAACAGCAAAATGCACAAGTTCAACAACAATCCGCGATTGCAACAAAACAAGCAGAAGCGGAAATTGAAAAGATGAAATTAGATGCAGAAGCTCAAAAACTACAAATAGAATATCAATTAAAATCTCAATTATCAGAGCAAGAACATTTACAAAAAATGGAACAACTGAAGTTGCAAGGGCAAATGAAAATGAACGATACTGCGGTTGGTAATATGACAAAACCACAAAAAAGTGAAACAAAATTTGGAAAATAATAAAATGTTTTGCTAATTTGTAATATAGATTTAGTCTAAATATAAATAACAATTAAAATATAAATCAAAATGAATCAAGAATCTATGGCCAGCTTAATAGCTGATAGTTTAGGTGGAAAAGTAAACGATAACGGGGAAATAGAAGCGAAAGACGTTACAATTACAGATGCAAATGGATTAATAGACACTCCAACATCTGATGCAGGACAACCCCAAGTAGAACCACCAAAAAATGTAAATAGTGATTCTGCGGGAAATGTAACAAATAATATACCCGCTGAAAAACAAGAAGATAATAGTTCTTTGAAAAATTTTAATGATTTACTTGCAGAAAAATCAAACGGTAAATTTAAGTCTTGGGAAGAAATAGAACAATTATCGCAACCTAAAACTGAATTTGCTAATGATTTAGTAAGTAAATTAAATGATTTTGCAAAAAAGTTTGAAGATCCAAACATGGCTTTAGACTTGTTTTTGAAAACTCAAACAACCAACTTTAATGAGCTACCTGCGGAAGAAGCCGTGAAGATGAAAATCAGAATGGATAATCCCGAATTAACTGAAAAGGAAATTGACTACGAGTTTAAATCATTATACAAGCTCGATGAAAGCGAATATGATGAAGATACAGTAGAGTTAGCTAAATTAAAGTTAGAGCGTGAATCTAAAAAAGCTAAATCTGAATTAACCCAATTGCAACAAGAAATTGCTATGAACGGTGATAAAGATCCAGCACAATTAGCAGAATCGCAAAAACAATATGAGGAAAACAAAAACAATTGGTATGAAAAATCAGAGCAAGCGGTAAAATCTTTAGACAAATTATCATTTAAAATTAACGATAATGAAAATTTTGATTGGCAATTTGACGATAAAGACAAGTCGGATGCTTTGAATGTTACCAAAGAGCTTTATGACAGTAGTGCTAATTTCTTCAAAATGTTTCAAGATGATAAAGGAAATTATGACCAGGCCAAAATAGCTTCCGCATATTTGAAACTAAAAAAATTTGACGATATAGTAGGCGCCGCTGTAGAAAGAGCTTTGAATACTGCTAAAGATGGAATGCTTAGAGAGCAAAAAAACACAAGCTTCAAACCAGCAAATAACGGTGGAGCGCAGAACACCCCTCAAAGTATAGAGGAACAAATAGCCGCGCAATGGATTAATAAAATGTAAAAAAACCAAACACAATTAACAAATAAATAAATCATGGCAACTTTCACACCAGGCGCCTACGGCGTTAGAACCCAGTGGAACTATGTATCAACATTAGGGGTAATTAGCGGTATCGCTAACTCAATCCACAAACCAGAAATCGGAGAAATGCTTGTAAAGCGTTACGGTTCACAATTAATAACAGGCTTACTTGATATGGCTGGCGCAAAAGCTCCTGTAGCTTCTTTGCAATACGCTCACTATGAAGAAGATCGTATCATGCCAAAAGTTAAAGCCACAACTGCAGGTGCAGGTGCCGGTGTAGCCGCATCTTTCACAATGGTTAGTTCAAGCTTAACTTTTGGTCAAGAGCCTCCTTATGGCGGTACATCTACTTACGATACAACTGTATACCCAATCCGTTTAAACGATTTGATTTTAATCAAACCAGCTTCAGGTACAGTTTCAGCTTCTACTTATATTAGAGCAATAGTTACCGTTATTTCAGGTTCAACTTTTAATGCCGTTCCTTTAGATTCAGCTGATTCAATTCCTGCAATAGCTTCTGCGGAAGAAATCGTTATTTATGGTAACGCGTTTGCGGAGGGTTCTTCTAAACCAGAAGGTCGTTCAAGTTCAGTATTGAGCTACTATAACAACCTACAAATCATGCGTGAAGCATTTGATATTACTGGTTCTGAAAAAGATGCAGTATTGTGGTTTAAAGTTAAAGATCAATCAACTGGAAAAGAAGGTTATGTATGGTCTTTAAAAGGAGAATCAGATTGTTATGTTCGTGCATTAAATTACCGCGAATCCAATATGGTTATTTCTGAAAAAATCAATAACTGGGATGCTATCGCCGCTTCTTTAACCAATTATACTACCACTAACGGGCCAGTTAAAACAACTGAAGGTATGATTCCTGCTATTTTAGGTGGCGGTAATATTACTAACTATTCAGGTGTAACCGGTTGGACTTTAGCTGATGGTGAAGCTTGGGTTGTTGAAGCTGACAAACAAAAGGCTGCAAAAGAAAATTTTGTATGGGCTGGTATTAACCTATCATTAGCAATTGACGCTGAATTACGTAACAACTTCCAAAATGGTGCTATCCGTTTCGGTGATTACAATTTTGGTCAAGACGCTTCTGTAAACCTACAGTTTGATTCTTTCAAAATTGGAAACTATACTTTCCACAAGAAAACTTACGATTTATTCAATGATTTACAATTATTCGGTGCCGATGGTTACAACTTCAAAAATGAGGCTATCGTAGTTCCTGCTGATACTGCTCGCGATGCTAAAACAGGCGAAAGAGTACCAAGCTTACGTATGCGTTATTTAGAAGGCCCAGATGGTTCAAACAGTCGTGATATGCGTCACGTAGTTCGTGATATGTTTGCCATCAATGGTACTGATAAATTTGAATGTGAATATTTATCTGAAGCTGGATTAGAAATGTTTGGAATTAACCGTTACGGTTACTGGAAACAAGCATAGTCTAAAATAAACTAATAAGGGCTATTTGAAACATAATAGCCCTTTTTTAATATAAATCAAAATCTAAATAAAAATGAAAAATCAAAGAAAAGTCACAAGGTTCTGTTTAATTACAGCCAACAAACCGGGTTCTTCAAATTACGAAGCTAAAAGAATGTACCCACCTTCCGTAAATATACCTATCATAGATGTTATTTACGATTCCGAATCAAAAACACAAAGAACAATTAGGTACATACCGGGTGAAAAATCTATTTACTCTGATGAACAATCAGTAAAAGATTTACCAAAAAAACGTTCAGAAATTATATTTTATGATGGTTGGAAAGTGGTTGACGAAACTGAAATTTTATTATTACAATATTTAAGAGCGTGTAATTTTAATTCAGCTAATAAAAATCGTTTACCTGGAACAACCGTTATTTTTAAAGAATTTTTACCTCATGTTGATAAACAAGTAATAATTGATAAAGAAGAAGTTGAAATCAAAGCAAGAGCTTCTGTTATTAATATGCCTTTTGAGGACATGAAACAACTTGCTAAAGCTATGGGTTTAAGCACCGATAGAGAGGTAGCAGAAATTAAACACGATTTATTAGTTAGAGCTAAACATAACCCAGAAAAGTTTTTACGCGATATGAATAGTAAAAACATGAAACGTAGATGGGGTATTATTGAAGCTATAGACACCAATATAATTTCATTAAATAAACAAAACGCTACTATTTCTTGGGTAGGTGGCGGGGTGATTTTCCAAGGAGCAGTAGGCACTGATATTATTGAAGATTTTGCAGAATACACTCAAAACACCGAAGATGGTAAAAACATATTTGAAAGAATACAAAGACTTTACGAAAAGTTAGATGAGAAAGATTATGGTTCATTAACCGCGGATGAAATTATCGAAAAATGTATTCAGTCAAGTATTTTTACTAAAAAAGGACAATTTACGTATTACAATAATGAAAAATTGGCCGCGGGGATAAATACAATTCGTGCAAAAATTGATGATGATATTAATTTTAGAAAAGAATTATTAGAAAAAATTTCTATCTTTGAACAAGAAAAAGTATAATATTTGTTCTTTAACTTAATGAAAGCCACTCTTTAACGGGTGGCTTTTTTATTATAAAAAATGGCAACAATAAATTTCAACGCAACATTTAATTATGCAACTAAAAAGTTAGCATTTTTAGACACAACCGATTGGGTTACGGAAGGGATACCGACCGCAGACGTAAATGGTAATTTTCAAGTAATAACTCCTAATGGATTAACATATTACGATAATACTAATTTTACCATAATTACCGGTACTGCAACCGCGGCTGCTTCAAACAGTATTACCCTTACAGGTACATCAAGCACTGATAATTTTTATAAAAATTATTATGTAAAAATTACATCAGGATTAGGAGCAGGACAAGCCAAAAAAATAACAAGTTATAACGGAACAACTAAACTTGCGCAAATAGATGGAACGTGGACAACAACTCCAGATAATACGTCTGATTATCAATTAGTATTATCCGATATATTCATAGACGCAAACCTTAATAATCAAGACCCTGTAGTTGTACCATTAACATCAAATGGCCTTCCTTACAATGGTAATTATGAAATTATTTATACCGTATATAATCACGTTACACTTGAATATTATACTTTAAGTAAAACTTTTGAGATTTGCTATACAGCTCCAGCGGTACAAATTACTCAAACCGTTGATTGTTTATCGCCTTTATTTACATCTATAGATGATACAGAATATATCGTAGACAATATAACGCCAACAATATCAAGAACACACACGGTATATTATCCTGCTGCATCTCCGCTTGTTGGAACTGGAGCAATAATTATGACCGGTGTATTTTATAGTGGCGTTCAATCAACAACCATATTTTCACAATTAACATATAATTTAACCAACGGAATATTTATTTATGACGAGGTTGAAGGGTCAAAAACAATAAATGTTGAATGTGATGCAAGATTGTGTGATATATTTTGTTGTGTAATTACCCTTTATAATAAGATGAATAAATACAAAGGAAAAAATGATACTTTGTATAATGAATATCTTATTGACTTTACTCAAGTAATGTCTTTAGTTACATTAGCAAGAGAAGCTTGGAATTGTGGTAAAGATGAAAAAATTAACACTATACTTCAAGATATTTTAGATATTGCCGACTGTGAACCGGGGTGCGGTTGTTCGGATGGAAATCCTCAACAAATAATTGGTTTGGGTTCAACTGTAGCTTTTTCTGAAGTACAAAGCAATGATCCAAACATAATTGTTACAACCTCTGTAGTTGGAAATGTAACAACTTATTATTTAACGTTAGACCCAGTATGGGTATCTAATGTAAATAACTTGTATAACACAAACATAACGACAGCAACACCTTCTTATTTAGATTTAACATCAACTGGAACGAATCCTAAAACTTTTAATATAGATTTTTTACCTGATACCGATTGGGTAAACGGAGAAGAATTATGTTTTAAAGTATTGGTTGATTATTCGGATTATTTAGGTAATTTTTTAACAGTTGAAAACGTAGAAATACAACCAGCAACAGGAAGCAACTTTGTTTCACCAACGGTTGCTTCAAATGCTGCCCCGGTTAATAGCTCTTCATTTTTTAATGTAGGTTCATTATTTACTTTTTCAAGTTTTATGACTTCTGGTAATGATAATTACAAAGTTTTTGTAACCGCAGAACCAGTATCATTTAATGTGGAGGGTACAACAATACAAAACCCTGGTATGTTAAGTAAAATACAACAACCCTTAATACCTATAGTAAATTACGTTCAATCTAATTCATTTGAAGTAGGTTTATATGCTGGAAATTTTGATGGATTATTACTAAATGGT